GACAATTTATTATCTTGAACTTCTCTAGTGGACAAGTCTAAATATCCGCTATAATCATCAACCCATAAATCAGTTTTAGGATGAAGTATTTCTTTTTTTAATCGAATATCAGCATTGATACCATAAACGTCATATACTGATTGAATAAAATCTTTAGCATCTCCAACAAATCGTAAATTATTAGAGAAACTTGCAAATATGCCATGATAATCTTTGTTTCTAGTAATTTCCTTTTGGTCTTCATTCCAGCCTTGAGGGTCATTTTTTAAAATTAATGAACCCGATTCTTTATGAAATAGAGTATATCGAACTCTTTCTGTAAATGATGTGTTTATATTTCCCATTACGCTCTCCAGTTAATGTTTCTAAATGCCCAAATTGAATGAGGAATATCAATCGCTTTATTCTTTAAGATAATAGGTTTTCCTTTCTCGATTGCTTTAGTATTACGCTTCATTTCTTCTAAAAGCTCCTTGCTAAAATTATTTTCAAAACCTGAATTCAACTCTTTTATTTTTTGGTTTTCATTTTTAAAATTTAGAATTATTGATTGCTTAACATAGTTTTCGTAGTCACTCATGGATTTATGAACGATATCATCTTTTCCTAACTTGGTAAGCGTTGGAACGTTTGGAGTTAACCTTGGATTGGATCCATCACCGCTTGTGATAATCTCCGAAACTCCACCATCACCAACAATAGCCAACTCAGCTGGTCCACCTTTACGACCATGTTTGTATTTAGGTAATGGAGCAGCTAATACAGTTGCGGCTTGAATTGCTCCAACGCCTATAATATATGGAAGTAAAGCACCACCAGCTACTGGACCTAAACCAACTGGAGGAGGAGCTAAAGCCGCAATTGAAGCCATTGCAGTTTGAATACCGATATTAGCTATTGCCATAATTTTATTAAAAACAGCTTGCTCATATTGTGCTTTCTTTTTCTTTTTTTCTAAAACTTCATTTTTTCGGTCTCTTTCTTTTTCTAGGAAATCTTTTTTTCTAGCATCATTTTCAGCAAGCTTAATTTGATTATCATAAAATTCATTATTTTTAGAAATTTCATCGTCAATACTTGAAATTTTTGCCTCGAAAATTGTATTTGCAAAATTTATTAATTCATCTTTTAATTGAAGTGATAATTCTGTAACTTTTTCATTAAACACTTTTTGGGCTTCGGCTCTTTTATCTAAGTTTAATTTAAAATCATCTGTTCCTATTTGGTTAAATTCGGTCGTTAACTTTGCAAGTTTATTTTCATATTCTAACCTTTTTTCAGTTGAAATCTTTGAACTTCCTTCTTTTTTCTTGTCGTCATCTAAAAGTTGTTTAATGGCGTCTATTTGAAGTTTAAGTCCTTTTTTAGCAAAGTCCTTTTTAATTTCAAACAATCTTCTTTGATGCTCTTCTTCGGCTTTCTCAATTAGTTTTTGATTGCCATTAGCTGCTTCTAACGCATTTTGATATAGTGTATTTTCAGCATCTAACGCTTCTTGAATTTTAGTGTCTTGAGCTAATAATTCAGCATCAATTGATTTTTGAACACGAGCTACTTCTAAATCGATTATTGATTGCTTGTCTTTTGAACTTTTTTCTTCTAAGTTTTTTTTCTCAGCATAGTATTTTTCTAAAATTAATTTTTCATCATTAGTTAATTTTTCTGTTGCTATTTTTCCAGATAGTATAGATTCAATTCTGTTTTTAGCATCTTTTTGATATAAGTCGAATTTTTCTTTAGAAAGATTCTCTAATCCATCAATTTCAAGTGCATTTTTATACAAATCATTTTGTAAGGTTTCAGAATTTTTAGATTCTTGAAGTTGATTAATTTCTAATAGCGCATTTACTTTTTCTTCATTAGTAGCCTTTTCGCTATCGATTATTTTTTGATTATTATTAATTTCATTTTGGTAACGGAATTGATTTAAATTATATAAAGCATCATTAACCTTTTTAGCATTTTTCAAGCCGTTATCTTGTTTCTCTTTTTCGGCTTTTGCGGTGGAGTAAATTAATTCACGCTCAGCGGTTAAATTGGCAATTTTAGATTTAATAGCACGACCTTCTTTTCCTGACTTGTCAGAAAGTCCTTTTACTAAATCTTCTTGAGCTTTAATTTCAGCATCTATTACCTCGATTGTCCTTACCGAGTTTTTAGTTGATGTTTTTGAATTTTCGTCCGCTGTTTTTGCTGCAACTTTTTCAGCCTCAGTAAGTCCTTTCAAATCTCTTATTCTTTGTTTTGTTTGAGCTACAGCCCGTTCATTATCAGCAACTCTTTTCTTGAAATTGGCTGCTTCTTCTAAGGATAATTTTGTTGAATAAAATTCTCTACCATCAAAATCTCTTCTGTATAATTGTCCGTTTTGAACATAAATACCCTTTGTTACTTTGCCCCCTTCTTTGGTGGATTCAGCTAAAGATGCTTGTTGCTTTTCAAGCTCTTTTAATAACTTAGTATTTTTTTGAATTTCTACTGAAGCTTGAGCCTTATTTGCCTCATTTTGAGCAATAGTGAAATTCTTAATTTTAGAGGTGTTTAGTTCAATTGCATCTCCGTATTTATCAATTTTTGTAACGGCTTCTGGATATGTTTTTGATAAAGTTTTTACAATCTCGTTTAATTCAATCTGCTCTTCTTTGTTGAGTTTTGTTTTAGATTTTAACTCATCGTAACGATCAGTAAGAGTTTTCGTAGAAGATGCATTCTTTGATAGTTGTTCACGATTTTTTAAAAATTCTTCTGTACTGTCTTTAGTTTCATTATTTAATTCAGAAAGTGATTTATTATACTTATCCAGGTAATAAATAACAGCTACTAAAGCCGCTATTATTAATCCCAAAGCATTTGCTTTTAATGCTAAATTAAATCGCTCCCATGCGCTTGTTGCAAATGTAGTAGCTGCTGCATTAGCGGTTTGTGCAGCAGTTCCAAAACCTGTTACTACAACATTAGCTTCTTGAGCTATGGTCGCTTGAGTTGTTGTAAGTGCTAATAATCTAGTTTGAACATTAGCTAATAATACAGCAGCTTTGTAAGCCAACCATGCTGTTGCCAAAGAACCTAAAACAGTAAATATTACTTCTAAATTAGTAGATAGAAATTTTACTACACTTGATACTTTTTGACTTGCTCCAGTAGCTTCATTTGTTCCTAAAATATAATCTTCCCAAGCTGATGAAAGTATTTTTAATTCAGAATCTAAAGACTTTAACTGTTTATCCGTCAATTCTTTTAATGCGCCTCCAGAGTTTTCATAAGCCGTAGTGCTTTGGTCAATTTTAACAACATTGTTTGCTAAAATCAATCCTATTTTACCAGCTTCTGCTCCAAATAAATTAGTGGCAAGCGATAAAACTTCTAGATTAGATTTTCCTTCTTTTTGTGCGGTATTTATTTTTAAAAGGGCATCTTCTAAAGTTAAACCTTGAGCCGCTAATCTTGAAAATGCAGTACTAGTTAAACGACCAGCACTTTCAGCCTTAATACCATTATCGGCTAAAGTACCAATTATAGCGGCTGTTTTTTCAACAGGAATTCCTAATGCCCTAGCTGCTGGAGCTAAATATGAAAAAGAATCTCTTAATCCTTGAAAATCTAAAGCTGATCTATTGGCACTTTCAGCCAATACATCAGTAACTCTGCTAGCTTCTTCAGCTCCTAATCCGTATGAATTTAAAATTGATTTTACAAGTGTTGCACTATCTTCAGCACTTGCTTGTAAAGCCACAGATAAATTATTAACTGGTTCTAATAGCTTTTCAGCCTCTTCAGTTGACGATCCTAATTTAATCAATTCTGTTGCTAATTTCGCAACATCGGTGGCTCCATTTATACTTGATTTTGATACTTCTCTAATTTTAGATTCAAGAGGTGCAATTTCTGTTCTTGACTTTCCAGCAATAGCAGCTAGATTTACAACTTCTTTTTCAAAGTCTCTTGTAGCATTAAAAGCATCTTTAACAACACTTGCAAATAAGGCTATACCTGTAACTGCACCAAAAGCACTAATTAAATTCTTTAATCCTGCAACAGCTTGTTGAGGGTAATTACCCACATTTCTATTGAAAGTACCAACTGCTGCATCGGCTGCTCTAACTCTAGTATTTAACTTTTCAAATTCCTTTTGAGCGACAGCAAGCCTTAAATTATATTGCGATTGTGATTCACTTGCTAATTTACCTGTTGAAATTATATTTTTAATCTTGTCTCCAGATATTGCAACTTGTGCAGCTAATTTCTTGTAAGCACTTTCTAAAGCTCCATTTGCAATTATCTGTCTTTTTATTTCAGAATTACTCTCAGCTAATAAAACTCTTTCCTTTGTTAGTGCTCTATTAGTCCCCTCTGATGCTAATTGATTTTTCTTTTTGGTGGAAATTAAAGCATTCTCTAATTGAATTTGCTCTTTCCAAATAACAGATGTTTTTTCGCTCACATCATTTACTTTTCGTTGGTTTTCAGCTAATTCTTTAGCATTGGAAGAACCTCTAAGTTTATTGTTAGCTTCTACTAATGATATAATGCTATCGACAAATTCTTTGTTTTTCTTTACTGCTAAATCAACATTTTTAGCATATTCAGGACCCCAGACAATAGCCTCGTCCTCAATTATTTCTTTTCTTGTGATTTGTCCACTCATTTTGATTTATTTTTAGAGTTTTGTTTTTCAATTGAAGCTACTTTTTGCTTCACTGTATTTTGCATTGCACCAAACTTCTCAACAGATATAGTATAGAAGTCAAAATCATAACCTAAAAAAGAAGCATAGTCGGCCATCACTGAAATAATAACTTCACTTCCTTTTTCTTCACTTTCAACAGCCTTTGGTAAGCTATTTTTAATCATATTTATTTTGTTGATAATACCTTCGCTCTCTCGAGAAATACGCAAAATATCATCATTATAATTATCCAATCTTAAAGTATATCCATAGTCTCGAAGGAGTTGAATTAAAGCCTCGTTTGCATCGAATTTCAATGCCTCAACAGATAGCTTTATACTGTCGTATTTTTTAACTAGAAAATCTATTTCTTTAGATAGATTGAATATTTTGTTGTGGTTTTGAGTATCGTATTTTAACTTGTAGGTTTCGTGTAAATCTTCCCAGATAGGAAGAAGCTCTTCCAAAGGAGTTTCTTGATCAGAAAGCAAAGAAATATCTCCTGTATCAATGATATCAAGATAAGTAACCATTGGGAGCTTTCTAAGGGAATTGTAAATCATAATTTATTTTTTTAAAATAAAATTCAATCGCTTTTTTGCAATCCAATTAAATAAGCCTATAAGTTGATTTTCTAACTTTTTAAATGTTAAAAAATTAACTATCAATAATTTTTTACCAATAGCTGACATTATAACATTTGACAATTTTTGTCTTTTGATATGTATAATGTCTGATTTTTTTATAATTCCTGTTTTCATAATCCTAAGTGTTTTCTATAATTATCAATCATAAAAGGCAGTACCTTTTCATTTATTACTTTGTTCAAATCTTCATCAGTCAACCCAAATAAATCTTGTGATAACCAATTATCACTATTCAAAATCAAATCTACCTTTGAATCAGTAGAGCCAAAAACAATTCTATCTTGCTCGATTTTAGCATATAGCTTTTGCAAGAAGCTTCCAGTGTCTTTTGCATCAAATGGCTCTCCTGCTTTTTTTCTTCCTTTGGTAATTACCTCTGTGGCTTTTGAATAAAAACCTATTGCTTGGCCATAGATGTCTTTGCTATTTTCATTCAGTTGCTTTCTGTTTAAATCAGTCAATTCACTTTCAATGGAACGAATGAAATCAAACAATTGCTTTGAAACAACCGCTTCATTTATTCCTTTGATTAATTCGAAATGATCTTCAATGTTTGCCATGATTTTAAGCAAAAAAGAGGACTATAAACCACGAATGATTTACGTCCTCTTATACAATAAATTTGAATTACTATTGTTTTTGTTCCTTAGCTGGTTCTGTTTTGGTAATCTTTTGAAATACCTTTTTCATTTCAGCTAGTTTGTCTTTCGGTTCAAGAGCTTTAAAAACGTGTGTGTTCTCAAATTGCTCTTTGAATTGCTCGAATGTACCACTCCAACCTTCGGCAAAAGTGATTCCCTTATAAGTATGCCTTGACATAATTATAAAGGATTAAGCTATGCCAGAAACAGTCAATGCTGCTGTACTTTCGTAAGAAGCCTCTGTTTGAGCCACAACTCCATTCAAATCAACAACTAAGCCGTTTACAAAACCTGTACCTGTCAATTCGTAAACTCCATTAGCATCGGCAGCCACAAATGAATGTGTAACAGCTGCACCTAAAGCAGTTTTCAAAGTAATGTTAGCGGTTTCTAAAGAACTTACCACATCCCCTGCACAACCAGCATCAACTGTAAATTTGATAGATGTTGCAGAAGCACTTACTAAAGCAAGTGTTACATCAAAAATACCGTTTAACTCAATTTGGCTCCAAGTTGGTTTCAAAATAACTCCTGAATCTTCAAACTCATTGTAGTCAGCATACTCTAAAGTAACTGGCGTATGAGCTGGTTTATCAGGCATAGCATCAATACGTTTTCCAACAGTGATTGTTACTAATTGACCTTTAACTTTTGTGCCATCAGGAGTAGTCCCTTTGATTTCTTGTGCATCTGTATGCTCATATACTCTTAATTTCTTACCTTTGTAAGATTTCAAAGCATTGTGAGAACAAAGGCCAATGAAACAATTGAAAGTTCTGATTTTCTTTCCGTTCTTGGTTTTATACTTACTGTTACCTTCGAAGAAAGTATCTTCAGTATCACCAATTGCTAATTCTTCAATCTCATAAAGAGGAATTAATTTCTTAGCATTGATATCCGTTTTCCAGTCTGCTAATGTTTTAGCAGAAGCAACTGATGCAAACTCCTGATCGTTGGTTGCAAGCGTATGGCGAACCACAACACCTTCTAAACATTGCTCGTTTGCTCCAGTATTTTTATTTCCAACGCCATCTTTGGCGCATTCTACGATTATACTCATAGGTTCTATTTTTTAATGGTTACAATTAAATGTGTATTTTATAATTCCGTTTATTGAAAATGTATGATAAGGTTGCATTCCGTTAAGTTTAATACCAGAAGTATCAAAACCGTTGAAAACATTCTCTATACCTTTTTCAATTGCGGTTATTTCAATTGATCCTTGCTTTTTTAAAAGCTTAAAGCATTTTTCCTGAATTTCAGAATCTGGCCAGTATGTATTTCCTGATACTATTTTATCTAAGTTCAACATAAAGACAACTTTTACGTTAACTTCAAATTGATTCTTTTTGAAATTCTCTTTATCATCAACAATAAAAAATATATTTCCTCCAGGTGCATTCACTCCATCATAATAAACCTCTTTTCGTTTTGGCCATTCAGCATAAAACTCTGGAGTGTATGATTTTGGTTTCTTTGAAACTACTTTTTGAACACGACCATAAAAATCAACATTACTAAATCCTAAATGACTATTCAAAGCATTTTGAATGATTAGTATTTTTTTGTCAATTCCTATTGGTGGATAATTATTGTAGTTCATAGTTTACCAGGCGTTACCGTTATTAACAGTTATCACAAATGGAAAAATCTTTTCTGTTGCCTCTGAAATAGCCTTTTCAAATTTCTGAACCAAACCATTAGCCACTAAATTGCCGTTACCGTTTTTGAAGCCTTCAAGTTCAAGTTTTAAATTTGACATTGCTAGCTTCGCATTTCTCTCGGCAAGGTTACTTTCTTTTGTGGCCATCAAATATTCCAGAACCATCATTGCTACTTTATATCCCAAAGCATCGTCAAACAAAACAATATTATCTGTTATGATTTGGTCGTAATCGGTAGCGTTATCATACTGCTTATTTTTATCCATAATCAATGGAATTACAAAAGCTGCAGCTTGAAACCTAAAGTTAGTAAGTATGTTGTTGAAAGTAGTCTCTGCTTGAGTCTCCAATGTTGGAGTTGCTGCGAAGATATTCTCAACTGTTACTAACTGATGGAATGATTTAAAAAAGCGACCAGAAGAACCAACAGAGTTGGCTCCCTCTAATTCATAGGGGAAGCCTGCCTCTAATGGTGATCCGAATCCGATTCGGTCTGAAAGTGTTTCTATGATTGTTTCAGAATACATACCTTATGATTAAACTGCTGCTACAATGTTAGCTTCAAATACCAAGATTTGCTCTTCTGACAACTCATTGATGTATTGTAACAACTTAGCATCAGTATTTGTAGACTTAGCAGTTGTTTTACCAGTAGCTAAATTGATTGCTGCAATTACAGAAGTTCTTGTGTAATCATCTCCGTTGTAAGCTAAGTTAGCGTTACCCTCTGTTTGAGCATCAACAACAGCTTCTTCACAGTTCAACAAGTAAACAGAAGAAACGTTATTGATAACTGGCAATGCTAGAGCTTGAGAAGAAGTGAATTCAGCGAAAGGCTCCTCAGTACTCCATTTTTTCAAAAGAATAAATGAACCTGATTTTTCATACATCACTTTTGGTGATTTACGAGTTTCCTCTGCCAAAATACCATAAGCTAATTTACCTACTTTTGTTGAAGTCAAGAAAATAACATTGTCAGTAGACCAAGGAGTATGAACAGTTCTAACGCCATCACGCTCAGTAGTTACAGTTCTATCTACCACAACGATAGTAAGACCGAATTTACGTTGCATTAATGCGTTGATTTGCTCCATATCTGGAGTTGGAATGCTAGTTCCTACAAAGTTTTGACTGAATGCAAAATTCTCACGAGTTTGAGCATTTTCAGCAAACTTATCAAATGTAGTATCTGACATCATGATCACTTTGATATTATCTCCTTTTGCTTTAGCTACTTTGATAACACGTTTAATGTCATCAATTGGTTTAGCATTGGCATCAGACCATAGTACAGAAGCTCCAAACTTATTAGAAGCTAAATATCCGTAATCAACACGAACACCAGTTCCAACATTGTTTTCGTCCTCAACTAAACCTACACCTGTAGATAAACCTTGTAAAAAGATAAATTCAAGTTTCTCATGAACCCCCATTGTAGCCTTAACTTGGTCTTGAAAGATTTTATCAACTAATACAGATGTTTCAACATTTCTAGCTTTTAACACATCGATGTCTGACATTTGCTTTTCAGTCAATTGCAATTTCATTCCTAGTTTTGGAATATCACCAGAGGCAGTTCCAAAAGAGTCTCTTTTTTTCAATGGCAAAGCTGAATCTAACGCCACGATATCGGCAGCTACAATGTTTGAGTTTACGGTTAAACTTTTCCATTGCAAGTCTACACTTAGTTCTTCGGTTAACATTTCTTTGTACAAGTAGGTTAACTCGGTTTTCTTACCATTTACTCTCTCTTCAATGGTTTTTGCGATTGCTTTAAAATAAGCAATAAACTGTACGAATAATGATTGATTCATGGCTTAGTCTTGTGTAAAACGGATTAATGGTAATGCTGTTTTTACAGCCGACAGGACACTAGAAATAGTGTATTTTGAAGCGTTTTTGTTTACAGTTCCACGTACCAAAACGGCAACAAATGGTTTTTCAGTTAAAACACTTGATACCACAACACCTTTGTAGGTATGTGATGCTGGCAATGAGCCATAAGCAGCTCCCGAAACAGGCATAGGTTTTAAAACACCAGTTGCAGTTTCTTCAATAACAAGGTGACCAGCTGGAATAACCGCTGGAGAAAACCCTGTTGTGTCTAATGTCTTTCCACCTGGAATAGTTTCCAAGTTTGAAACAATTACGATACTATCATTTGAAGTATCAAAGTTGTCTCCGACATTGTTTAAATTAGCGGTAGTTCCCGACATAACTTTTAGGTTTTAGATTAAACGTTCTTTTTAGATGTTACCAACTATTGCCTCAACAACAGCGTTGTCAGCTTTAATTTCTGCTGAACCTCCGCCAGCTGCTGGTGCGTACTGATTGTTATCGGCACTAACTTGAACCAATTCGCTGTATTCAGTCTCCAAAGCTTGGATTTGCTCCTCGAAAGGAGTTTCTGAATTAACATCAATTCTATTCTCCCAATTCTTACGAATGGTTTCAGGAATACGTTTCAGTACTTCTGATTTTCCAAATAACTCTGATGCTGTTGCACGTTTTGTTTCAATCATTTTACCAGTTTTGATTGCCTCTAATTCACCTTCAAGCTTTTTATTTGAATCTAAAATTGCTTGAGCCCAACTTGGCACTTCATCACCTTTCGGTGGTGCTGGTGGAGCTGGTGGACTTGGCGGAGCTGGTGGATTAGGATTTGCCTTTGATTCTAAAGTACGTACTCTATCGTCCTCACGAGCGATTTCTTCAATACTCAATACTGAATTAAAGTCATTAATCACTAAATCAATAGCTGCTTCGTCTGCATCGTCTGCTGGTTTTGTCGCAAGTTTATCCGCTAATGCGTCTAACCTCTTTTGTGAAAGATTAGCCTTAGGAAACAAAGCCTTAAGTCTACTAATCACTTTCGATTTTTCTACTGCCATAACATAATTTATTAGTTAATAATGTATTAATAGCAACAAATGTAAATATTTTTATTTTTATTTAGTCTAAATAAGAATAATAAATTTTAAAACAAAAAAACCACCTCGATTT